GTTCTATTAAATCTTGGTGTAATACCCGATTTTTTAGCAACATGATAATATAATGACTTCAATTCTCCTAATTTAGTTTCTTGTTTTTTATAATCAAATCCTGCTGAATCTAAAGCTAAAATTTCATCTTTTTTATATCTCATTTCAGTTTCTAAAGAACGCATTAATTGTGATGCTTCATATTTGGTATAATCTTTTCCTTTAATATTTACAATCTCAGTAGAGTTTTTTCTCATTAATTCTAAATCATCCTTATTATAAGTTTTAGGCGATAATCCTAAAATAATATAAGAAATTCCATGTCTACAATTTAATGTTCCAATAGGTCTTTGTAGATTCTCATTTAATTTTTCATAAGCTTTAATAGTATATTGTTTTCCTTGATAAGGCAAATGGTCTTCAGCACATAATCCATGAGCATCAATTTCGACACCATCCGCATTATATTGATTTCCCATTTCTTTTCTAATACCATTATTGACTTGTCTAACACCCTCTAAAATATTCATTCTACAAGCACTGTCTAATCTTCTTGTTCTACCACTAGCATATATAACTCTCATACCTTTTCTAGCTTTTGATAATAACAATCTTTTCATAACACTTTCATAATCATCCATTCCTGTAGCTACATTATCAATAGCTAAATCAATAATATCTCTATAATCTTTTGAAATTGCAGTTGTATGTGACATATTAATAAATGTATTATCAGTTAACTGCTTGACTGATTCTATATAACTATTTAGTGGAAGATTTTTGGAAAAAGAGGGTTGTTTAATCCTTCTATAATTATATAAATAAGCTACATCTTTATATTCTTCTTTAGCACTTTCTATATATAACTTTTGAATATCATTTAAAGTTAAACCAGTTTCTTTAACTAACATATCATTAATTTCTTTAATGTTATTTCCCATTAAAGCCATTTGCTCTAATCTATGCAAGTTATCCTTATCTAATTTTCCAATAGCTTTAATTTGTTTAGCCATCATTTTTAAATAGAATGTATTTACCTTACTAAATCTTTTAGAAATCTCAAAAGCTCTATCAGTTAATTCTTTTGAAGTTAATGCCATTCATTATTCCTCCTCTTCCTCTTCGGAATCATCATCAAGATTATTTTTTCCACCTGATTGTGAATACAAATCATTTAACATATTTTCTTGTTTAACATTTTGAATCTCCTGAATCTTTTTAGTTGCAACTTCTAAAGATTCCCCTGTGTACCAAGCACGTACTTCAGCTTTATCAAGAATATCAGCATCTACTAATTGAATCTTTTGTTGAAGTTCAGTATCAGTATCAGTTAAAACACTATCTCCCCATTCGATAGTGGTATCATAATCTCCGTCAGGAGCTAATTGGTATAAATCAACTAAAACATTCATTGAATATACTGCATCCATTAAAGCATCTTCTAAAGCTTTTTGATGTGATACGATATTAACATATGACTTTTGTTTTAAAACACGAATTTCAGTAGCAGTTCTCGCTTCAGCTTCTACATTAGAAATAGTACCTCTAGAAAGACATAATGTATCTTCAATTCTAATTAATATATTTGTTAAACCATTTTGGTAGCTATCATCACGTAAAGCTGGGACAAAAGCATTATAAGTATTTGATTGTCCTAAATCTAAAGAACGATATAATCTATCTTTCATTCTATCCATTACTGAATGAGTACCATAATATCCATTTTCATAATGTAATGCAGTTGGGTCAACATCAATAGCCATTTGTCCTCCTTCGTACTCCCAATCTAATCGTCCAAACTGTTCATCAGCTTTTTTAATTAAATCTTTAGCATCACTAAAGAAAGATACACCCATTGGAGAATCCATATCAATATTATTAGAAATAGGTTCACAATAATAACTATATAAAGGTTTTTCTACATTCTCAATTTCTACTCTAGGTTCTAATGTTGACCATTTTTCTACTTCATTTAAAGGAATTTCCTCTCCTAGTTCTTGTGTTGTATTTTCATCTCCATTTGCATCTAATTTAACTTTAAAAGCTTTATTTTCAATAGTAATTGTATTATATTCAAAAGTTTGTCTTTCAACTTTTGAATATAAAATATCACCGCTTCTAAATTGGTCTAAAAATGCGATATCAATAATATTCCCATCATCATCAAAAGCGATAGGATAAAATTCACCTGGATAATTGAAGTCAAAATAGACTTGTTCATTTTTAACATAAGGTTTAATTACTACACCACCTAAAGCTAATGCTTTTTCATAAACTTTAGGAAGTTTTTTAATTAATTTTTTCTTATAAACATTGTTCAAATAGTCAGCACGTGTTTCAGTTTCTTCTTGTTTATCTTCACTTACTTCCGTACTGATGTTTGGGTCTATAATATCAGTTTTCATTTCACTTAAAACTTGCTGTTTAAAAGCTTTACATATTAATTTTGGAATCCCAATAGAAATAACTCCTGCTTCCTCATTAACCCAAGGAGCTTTATTCTTATACATTTTCTTCCACAATGATATAGCTTTAATCATAGTTTCGGAAAGACTAGAATCAATAGAATTGTCTTGTTTGGCATTTCCTAACATTCTATCTAAAGCTTGTTTTATTAAATCAATAATATATTTAATCATTAATTTTTACCTCCTTAAATATTTATTCAAAAGTAGTAGGTGGAATATATACTAATCTTGTTCCTACAGTACGATTTTTGGCATTAGCTACATACGTAGTTGTCATACTAAATGCTCCATTATCATGACCTTTATTTAAATATCCTCCAAATATGGATGTGCTATCAAAATACATGAAATTTATTCTATTATAAACATCTCTAGAACTAGAATAATTAGCTGAAGTAGCAAAAGATGAAAATATAAATAACCAATCAAAATATTCATCATATCCAGGACATACTCCCCAAGTGCCTTGTAATTGATTCCCCATTGCAAAACTAACAGGCTTATAATTTTCGTATCTTTTAGCCATAACATAATTAAAATCAGTTGCGATATAAGGAACACCTGCTTCATTATGTCCTATAGCACCCACTGGTGGGACACCCGCATTGGTTAACCCTTGAATAAATTTCCATATATTTCCGTAAAAATTTTCTACTCCTCTATAAGAAAACGATACCTTTCCTACATCAGTATAATAAGTTATAGTCCCATCAATTTTATTATAACTTCTAGTTGCATTTCCTGTTTTATTTCCTAAAGTATTGGTAGAGCCTGTGTATAGGGATAAATTAGACTTATAGTCGTCACTTAAATTTGAAACACCCATTGATATATTTTGTTGAGTTTGGATTGACCCGTATTCAATAATCATCAATAACTGGTCTACTGCAATATCTTTAATGCTCGTAGAGTGCCAACCTTTACCTCTATTTTTAGCTAATTTTTCGCAATTATCTAAAGTTAAAGCTTGACTTAATCCGCTAGTAGGTAATCCATCAACCCTAGAGCTTAATAAGTCATTATCAAAGTCTACTGTTTGACTGTCATCAAGATTATATCTATATGATGATTTATCATAAGTCACGGCTTCAAAAGCACCAATATAAATATAATCTACTTCATCCCCATCCTCATTAATAAATGCAGGATGTAATTTAAATCCTGGTCTAGGAGTGTCACTAACATAATATTGAGCTTTTAATAAATGATTTCCTCCTACTTCATCACCTATCGGTTTAGTTTTTAAAGGTACAACTAAATAATAAAATTTAGGTTGTTCAACCATAACTTGTCCATTAGCACCATCCCATCTAAAAGTACTATCTCCATAATAAGCGTTAACTTTTCCATCATTAGCTACATTACATCTTTTACGACCACCATAAGTTGGGAATTTATCAAAATCATCACCACCATTTAAACCTACAGCACCTGCAAGTCTAGTAAATTTACTATTTTCATAATCAACTTCTAATCCTACACAATCATCATCAATAGAATTTAATCCTAAATTAATATCATATTGTGATTTAATTCTTTGCAAGGTATCCTGTAAATCTTTGACATATTCAATTTCAACAGTTGGATAAATAGGTTTTGCATTAAACTGAACAAATGTATTTAAACCCTCAAACGTTTTTAACTCTTTTAATTTAGGTAATAAATCATCAGGAATAACTTCTTCTACAGGTGTATCTAATTGATAGTATACTGTAATATTATGTTCAGTTAAATATTGTTTCCATTCGGATAATG